ACACATATTTGTCACCCTTGGATGCCGTGGCAGTAATTGTCGGTGCTGTGCTTCCAGGCCATTTGACGCTGGAGGGCCATGTCACTGTGCGTGAGCCTGTAGCGTCCTGCTTTTGCAGCAGCATGAAAGACTTACCTGCTGTTGCTGTTGGGAATGTGTAGGTGCAATTCCCTGTCAGTGTCAGGATCTGCACCGTGCCGTTGGCAAGACTAACTGTGTACGCCGTACTCGTGTTGGCGGTTACGACGTTCTCTTGATAGCTTCCCGTAAAAGCTGCGGTCTTGTCAGAACTCAAAGTCACGACCGTGTTGCCCGCAGCTTGAAGGCCTAAGACGCCCGAAGCATCCGCCGTGACTACTGCACCGCCTACGACGGTATCTGCATTGATTGTGGTTGTCATGGGTTACTCCAGTGCTTGAATCTTGGCGGTCAGGGCCGCGAGTTCGGCCATGAGCTGTTCTTTGGTTGGTGCTGCTGGTACAGTGCGTTCTGGTACTTGGCGGTTGTCAACAAACTTACCATCAACATAGTTCCAGCCAATACCACCATCAGTGGCTTCAACAAGCCCCGGCATAAAATCCAGCGACTCAACTTCAATAGTGTTAACCACTACACCATTTTCAACTAAATGTGCTCTCATGTTTTGCCTCAATATTCAAATACAACAACACCACCAGAACCTGACCCGCCGTTATATGTTGCCGATCCACCAGCACCACCACTACCGACAGTTACAGTAATAGTGTTTCCGGGAGTTAAAGATGTTAAATATTTAATTGCTGCGCCCCCACCACCACCACCGGGGCCAGCAGCACTTAATCCTCTGTAAAGACCCCCGCTACCGCCTCCACCATAGTTTGTTCCGTTATTACCATTACCGCTGCTCGAAGTTGCTCTTCCAGAAGCACCACCACCAAAAATGGAACCGCCGCCAGCAGGAACGCCGTTATCTGTTTGTTGATCACCCGGAGAACCTGCACCGTTTCCTGTTAAGTTAATATCACCAGAAGATGCTGTCCCTCCCAAACCACCAGCAGGTGTTGCTGCTGCACCGCCGCCACCGTTTGCAGTAACTGTTGTAATTGTTTGAGTGCCAGATGAAATGCTTGAATTACCACCAGCACTACCAGCATACCAAACGCCAGAACTATCTACTCCACCACCACCGCCACCACCACCAACAACAGTAACTTTGACCGTTGTTTTACCCGTAGGAATGGTAAAAGTACCAGAAGAAGTAAACACTTGCATAGCAGAAAAACCACCAGCAGGTGTAGACCAAGTAGGCGCAGAAGCCCCAGCAGAAGTCAGAACCTGACCACTTGTCCCCGCCGCAGTAAATGCTGGTGCACTGGAACCCGCAGAATACAAGACACCACCAGCTGATCCAGCAGAAGTCGTTGCATACTGAGTCCCGTCCCCGTAGGTTACGCCACCCGCCGTGGGAGTGTTGCTACCGTTAATTATTACTGTCATGTTTTACTCCTGATACGGAAACCGAGATTTGATTTCGGCTACTTTGTTTTGCCACTGCTGCATAGTGGCTTCACCACGCTGGGCTTTGAAGAACAGCGCATCTGCCTCTGCTTTATAGGCTGACTCGCGCTGTACTTTCATGGTGGCGTTGTGGCGATCTTTTTCAGCAACAGCCGCAGTAGTGCCGGATGCTTCTTCAGCGTCTCGGGCGGCTTCTTCTTCTGGAGTAAACGGAACCGGGCCGTCAGCAGTCATATGGTGGCGTGTCATATTAGGTAACTCCGTAAAGTTTAAATTTGCCCGTAGCAATATTGCCAGCGGTCAAAAAGAAAAATCTCAGTCCGGTAAGTGTTCCAGTAGACCCGACATAACATCCTCCGTACTGAAACTGCGCGGGGCGAGTGCCGGACTTACCGCCAATACCGTAGTAAGAGGGGTAGGCAGTGGAGTTGCCGGGGTTCGGAATGTAGATGGTCAAGTTGTACTGTCTACCAGACGCATAATCAACCAAAGAGGATGGGAGGATGTAGCAACGATTATCAGCAACTGAATAGCCGCTTAAAGTGTATGCTGTGTCCGCATTACCGTAAACGTAACCCAAATTTGATGTTTGCAAACTGCCACCAACGTAGATTTGGGAAACAAAATTACGACCGTTACCGTTAGCGTCTGGCGTCATTCCGATCACTTCCAGAATATAGAGATCATAAGCAGACGTAATGCCTGTTACATCCACAGTCGCACTGTTGTTTGCAGTTGTTGTGCTGATTAGCGTCATCGCTCCAGCAGATGGAGTTGTCCAAGTGGGTGTCCCTATCCCGGCAGAAGTTAAAACTTGTCCCGATGTACCCGCCGCAGTAATTTGATGTGCAGACCCGTCACCATAAACAATACCGCCAGCAGTTGGTGTAGCAGTGGAATTAGTGCCACCATTAGCAATAGGTAGTGTGCCGGTAACGCCAGAAGCCAAATTAACTGTCGCAGGATTTGCCCAAGAGGGTGCAACTGTTGAGCCCCCCGAAGTCAATATCTGCCCAGACGTGCCGTAATTTGGCGTTGACCCAACACCAATAGCACCTAATGTGTTTAAGGTAACAGATGGAGTCGTGCCATTAACTTGAAGTTGTAACGTGCCGTCGGTATTACCCGTGCTGGATAGCGCAGTCGTTGTCGTTGTTCCTGCTGCAATAATGCTCATAGTATGTTCCCTCTAAACAATCAGCCAACGCTGTCCGGCGCTAACTGTTACGGTGTAGGTATCCGCAATCGTGATCGGCCCCACAGAAAACGCATTTGTACCCACCGGTACAACATAGCTCTCAGTAACTGTATCTGTGTTTGTTAACAACGCACCGCCAGCTACCACTGGAGCTACTGTATCTTCCCAAGTTGGAGCCGCCGCTCCATTAGATGTCAAAACTTTACCAGCCGTGCCCGCCGCTGTGTATGCGTGAGCAGTGCCAGTGCCGTAGCCAACACCACCAAGTGTAGGTGTGGCTGTAGAATTTGTACCGCCCGAAGCAATAGCCAAAGGTGTAGTGGTGAGGTTTAACGATTGAGCAGACAGGTTGGTGGCTGTTAGTGTCGTGCCGTTCCAAGTCAGACCAGAGGAACCATTGAAGCTTCCGTTGTCGTTAAACTGAACCTGAGTGTTAGAACCGCCAGCGTTACCACCACCAACTTTCTCAAAATCAGAGCCGTTCCAAGCAACAATTGCCTGATCTCCAGCTAAAAGCGTTACGCCTGTTGTCGGAGAAGTGGGGCCACCACGAATAACAATAGCCTGAGTACCTCCCGTGTTATTGAACACGACGTACACTTTGCTATGCTTGGGTGCATTGATATAGCGAGTAGTTGTACCAGTAGCTGTCCAGTTAATAACTGCTGCGCGTGCTTGATTAGCTACACCCTCTGTAGAAGTAAGCGTAACATCTGCATCCGTACTTAGAACCGTTGTACCGGCTACCGCTGAGTCCAACAGGGACGTAATTGAATCGTTAACTGTATAGCCCCATAGACCCGCCAAATCCCCCGTAGTAGGGAGGGCTAGTCCAAGGTTGCTTGTGTAATCTACGACAGCCATATCTAATCCTTAAACAACCAGCCAACGCTGACCGCTGCCAACAGTAACAGTTACGCCAGCACCCACAGTAACAGGCCCGACGCTGATTGCATTTTTGTTTGCGGGGAACGTGTAGTTGCTACTGATTGTGATGTCGTTTAACGACACGGGCGCTTCCTGCGCCACTGCACCCCAAGCAAATGCAGAACCGTTCCAATACAAGTATGTGCTGGATGTTGTAGGAGCCGCAGCGAACGTAGATACGCCTGTACTGGATTGATAAACTAGTTGATTAGCCGTACCGCCAGCTACGTTAGTTGCGGTGGTTGCCGTTGTAGCGTTACCAGACAAAGCCGCAGTAATTGTCCCAGCAGAGAAGTTGCCCGAAGCATCCCGCGCTACAACCTTAGACGCGGTGTTTGCAGATGTAGCATCAACCGTCGCAGTAATCGGGGAAGAGCCGTTATAGCTGCCACCGGTCAAATAGGTTCCGAGCGTCAGCGAATTAGCTACCGATCCAGCCTGCCCAGAAATGTTTCCAGACACCGCAGAACCGCTGATTGCAATGTTGGTGTTTGTAACGCTAGTTACCTGACCTTGGGCATTAGTAGTCAAAACAGGGACAACAGATGCAGAACCGTAAGTCCCCGCCGTGCCCGTGTTTGTAATACTGAACTGCGTCCCTGTTAGGGTTAACCCTGTACCGGCAGAATAAACTTGTGAAGAGCTAATCTGCGTAAAAGTGATGTTGGTCGTGCCAAAGGTAATTGTTCCGGGTGTGTTACAGGCATAAGTCTCGCCAGCGCCATCACCCTCTTGAACAAAGAAAGCAGAACCTTGGTCTAGGGCTTGCGGATCGTTTACACCATAAGAATCCGCATCAGTCGCCCGAGTCAGAACCCAGTTGGTAGACCCTGAGCCTAAGTCTGTGATGGTGTAAACACCGTTCTGTGTAGCATCAGTCTGGTTGTAGATCAGCACCCGATCACTTGTATTCCAGCTAACCCCGCCGTAAGCAAAAGTTGCTTGCGTACCAGCATTGGTCAGAGTTGCACCTACGCCCGCAGTGCCGTTGTTATAAGTAGCCGTCAGATTTCCGGTTGTATTAGGCACTTCCCCGCGCACAGGTTGGTGAAAGTCAATCGCTGTGGTGGCGACTGTATCTACATAGGTTTTATTGGTGATGTCGTTACCGGATGTGGGGGTAGTGCTAACTGTACCGGCTGTAATATTTGCTGTGCTCAGATTTGCTGTAGTGGCGTTTACAGTATTAAACTCATACTGAACCAGAACATTACCAGTGCTATCCAGCCAAACTCCACGCTCAGACGGATAGGTGACAAATACATCCTTGGGGTTGGCAGCAAAAGATACCAGCGAGCCAGAATTGCTAGAAGATAAAACTGTTGTACGAGAAAGCGTAGTGCCAGAAGAAGTGTATGTACCAATGCCTACTTCCCAAGCTCCAGTAGCGTTGTCTACGATGGCGTAATAAGTAGAATTTCCGTCACCAACAGCAGAAAAAGACTGAAAGCCGGAAACCGCGCCATCGAGCGTAACTGTTCCCGTCCCTGCCGTTGTGGACGTTTCTTTAACCCGATCTTTTAGTACTAACGCCATTTCTATTCCTTACGATGGGATATTTGTCCAACCGGGGTTTTGCTCGTCGTCTATAACCGTCCAGCCGCTCCCTTGCGTAGTGTTGATATTTTGCCAGTTTGGGTTCTGGCTGTCATCAACTACCGCCCAAATCAGCACATTCCCAATGTTTACGTATAGCTGAACGCCATTAGGACGTGCGTTTATCTCTTTGACAGGTAAATATACATCGTCCCCTGTCACTCCTTCGGCTATCGTAGCAGCAAAAATTACCTTGACCGGTAGGCTATCAGTAGCTGTCGCTCCTTCTGCTAACGCGGCATTAACGAACCGAGCATAAGTAAACTGATCGAAAACGAGCCCCATTTCTTCGACTAGGGCTACGAAATCAGCACGGGAAACGTACGCATCTGCGCCTGTGGCAGCTTCAGCAACAGCAGCAACAATCGTGGCTACAGCGCTGGTAGAATCCGCCCCCACAGCGGTTTCGGACACTGTAATATTGAAAACGTTATTAACAGTATCAAACGTAGCGGTTGCCGTAGCAGTTTCAGTCTGCACGGCGTACATATTGGCTATAGCAGCCTGAACTACACTAGCTGTAGCAGCCTCAGTCCCTGCACCTAAGAAGGTCGTTAAGACTGATTGAAGATTGCTACCAGTGGCAGACTCAGAAACAGCGACGCCGTATGTGGCTCCGCCTAGAGAAGCGAAGGGAGATTGTGCAAAGGTTACATCTCCAAACACCGCTCTACCTATCAGGCAGCATCAAGAGAGAACTGATACGTAACGTTTAGCGTATCGCCACTGGCAACGGATTTATCCCCACCAGTAAAGTTACCAACGGAAAACAAAACACCACTGTTATCAGTCGTAGAAGCCAAGAAAGCCCCGGCAATCGTAGCGGTACCTGTAATACTGAAAGCTGACGGAGAAGCCGAATTGCTAATTACAGACGGATCAGCAGTAGTGGGGGTGCCAAAAGTTACTGTTTTACGACTACCAGTATAGTCAGTATTTTCTGTCCAACCGGCATGCGACGATAGAGTATCCCCCGAAGCATACGTATTGCCAGAGCCAGGGCCAGTGACTAAACCAAGGTACCAATTTGAGGTGTAACCGGACGCCTTGAAGTACTTGTCGTTCATATCTTGCAAACCCTGATTGACGACCAAATTGTGGAATGAATCTTCCCACTTAATCTGCCCATCAAAACCTACGCAAGTAACGGTGTATACGCCGCCAGCGGAAGCGGAATCGCCGCTCTTAGGGAAAGTAGTTAACCCGGCGGAAACCATATCTTGGGCTGTGCTTTTTTCTGTGCTCATAATGTGTCCTTAGGATATACGCACAATGGCGTTGTTTGCATCGGGCGTTGGGAAAATAATTGTAAATGTGTCGTCGTTGACAGTCTTATCTGAACCAAAATCAAGCACAGCAACGGAGGGGTTGCCAGCTACACTAGAGTTGTAAATTAAAGCGCCTCGGCAAGTAAACGTTGCATTAGGCCAAGATGAGTTACTAAACGAGATATAAGCGGTAGGTACGCTGCTCGAATTATTGCTTGCTGTAGGAGACACAGAAATAACTAAAGTATTACCTCCCGCTACATAACCCGTACCCGTTATTTCATTGCTCGTTGTGTAAGCAGTAGTTGTCGGACCAATACTAGCCGCAGCCGTATACAACGCTACTTTAAACGTATTAGGCGAAGTTGGCCCAAAGTTATGTACCCCCTGAAGGAGTTGAACCTTAAAGCTCGTCGTTGCTGTTTGTGCGATTGACATATCAAGTTACCGCCTGTCTGTATTGCCCAGAACGATAAGCGTCCTGACGCTCCATGCCATCACCCAGACGTTTGGCCAGTCCAAGAGCTTCTTGGTACTTACCGTTGTACAGCGCCATCATGTCCTGCTCACCCTTCATGTAGGTATAAGCCTCTACCAACGAGCCATACAAAAGCACTGAATCAAAATTATCACCAAGCCAAGAGGTGCCTGCGGTTACGATGGATTGTGGGTAGTAGTAATAGTGCAACTCAACACCATAACTAGCATCCGGTGTTGGCCCCAAAATAAAAGACAACTCGTTTGGGTCATTTGATTGTGCACCGAACAGAGCGTAATACCTAGGAAGCGCGGTGTCCGTTGGTTGTGGATATGCCTGACGAATAAAGTTAACGTCTTTATTCAGCAAATATTCATACGCGCCCGTACCATCAATTATCGCCATTGAGTACACCGCTAAAAAGTCTTGCGGGCATGCTAGGTATTTATTGTTGGTAGTAGTTGCTCCAGTCACATTCTTACGAAGCGAGGGGAACTGAACGGTATTATAAATACGCTGCTCAGCCTGCTGAACGAACACGGGAATTTCAGCGATAAAGTTCGCTTCAGTATTCTCCGTATACGCTTGAATAGCGTCGCTGAGATCAGTGTAATTCATGCCATCGGGCCTCGTGCCATGACGCCTTTAGTCGCAGCACCTGTGCCACGAATCTTGATGCCAGATGTTTTAGTCGGCTTGTAGCCTTGGCTGCGAGAGTTAGCCACGCTGACTGCGGTATCACGCAAATACGCCTTGTTATCGGCAACGCCAGCTTCCTTGATCGGAGCCGTAGAAGGTTGTGGGCCTGCAACGCGTGTAGGTTTTACTTTTTCCCCAGAAGGTACGGGGCGTCCAAATTTTGTAGCCATATTAGCCTCCACGACCAGTAGAACGCTGGTTCATTACTTTAGCCATGTTACGACCATACTTCAGCATATCGCTGTTGGTCTTACCACCAGCACGCAACTTAGTTGGCGTCTTGCCGGGGTGCATATTTTTTTCGTGTTTACGAACTGCTGTTTTTGCGTCCATTTTAAGCTCCTATCTGGATTGTTACTGTACCAACTTCTGCGTATAAAACCAAGTAGTTTGGTGTTAAAGCAGTATCAAATGATCGTGCCCCGCCAACAGGATTCCACCCCCATTGAAAGACCCGACTACCCTGCTCGGGATACCCATCAGCATCCGATGCTGTGCTGTTGGTATTCAAAATCTGTAACCCACTTAGACCAGACTGGTAATAGCTCCTATCTGGGCGAGGGTTACGCAAGCCTTGTGGGTCATCAACGGGGTACATACCCAATTGCAACTGGGGGTGATCGGGGTCCCAGCACTCAGGGCAAACCAGCAAGTCATAGTTTTTTGTCTTTATGATCTCTCGACGTAGCACTTTCAACTTAAACCGTTGGTCACAACGGTCGCACTGTGCAATCGCATTTTTGCCGGAAGCAAACCGATTTCCCATTATGTACCCCCAATAAACTGTTGACGTGGTACAAATCGAATCGCCGCTTTTTCCCTATCTTCGGTTGCCGCTAACTCCCAAGCGTCGTCGTACTGCTGTTTTAGCACGGGTATGCGCTCAGCTCCACCAGCGATCTTTAGCGCCAAGTGGTATGCCAATCCTGCGGCCATACAAGGAATAAACCGGAAGGGGACGTCCATTACGTTCACACCACCACCCGCATCCTGCGTGCGGCGTAAACGCCAATAGACAAATGTGTATTGTTGCGCTGAATCTGGAGTCGGCCAAACCGTAATTGCGGGTACTTGCGCTAGATATACCGCCGTAGTGCTGGCATGGGACGCCGCAGTCGTATTCTGCTGCCCACGGAAACAGTTGTTTAGGGTATTCCCTGATATATATCCGTAGTTAATTATTTCGTTACCGATCTTCACAAACCCTGCTGCGGGCAAACCAACCACGGAATCCAGTGAAATTGTGGTGTCGGTGTCAGTTATAGATGCGCTCAAAGCAAGCCCAGTAGGAGAGTTTTGTGCATCTAGCCGTTGAACCCAAACCTGAATGGGGCGAGCTTGTTGAATTTTGTTAGGGATCGTAGCGTAAGTAGAAACACTAATACGGGTAATTGTTAGATCAGCCTGAGTAGAAGAAACGTTACCGCCAGTACGAATTACATGCTCTAGCAAATCAACCGTATCATCTGGTAAAGCGTAGGTGTTCTGCCCTTGAACAAGCGTAATCTCGCCTTGCTCAATAGTCCACATATTGATGCCACGGTTGGCCCAATCTGCAAACATAATGTTTAAGCTACGACGTGCAGTGCGCAAATCATAGCCAGTGCGAAGCTCACCTCCGGCACGCTCAAATGCCTCCTCGACCAACTCGGATAGGTCAAGGTTAAATATCGAAGAGCCAGAGGTAATAGCCATTATTTAAAACCCTTTAGCGTTTGAGCGAGCCTAGCGCGTTGGCCAAGTTTGCCTGGAGCTTTTGCAGCTTTTGCCAGAGTTTTTGTAGGAATTGCTTTATCACCTTTAACTCCTAGTTGCTTACGCAAAGCGCCGGGGTGCTTAATAGCACCTTTGATCCAGCCGCCTTTAGCGTACTCGGTGAAATCAGTGTCATCCCTTCGGGCTTTTTTAACGCCTTTGGGCATTTTAGAAGGGGCTATGGAGCCCATACCTCGGGATGCCATCATGGTTACTTCCTCTTTGACATGCCACCGCCACACATAGCAACAAGGGTACCGCGAGTTTTGCCTTTGGAAGCAATTCCATCAGCCGCACGGACGTAGCCGCCTTTTTTCTTGCCCACAATTTTATCGTAGGCTTCAGTAGCTGCGGCGGCATCTTTAGCTGC